TTCAACACGGTGCACTTTGAAATCATACACGCCTGCTGCAGGAGTAATTGCAGTAGCAGCGCCAGAAGTATTCTGAAACTGAACTGTTAGCACGTTTGCAGTAGCAACATCACAATTAGAAACAATAATGTTTGACGTTTGATTTCCTTGGTATTGCAACAAAGTCACAATATCTGTTGACAACAAGCCAGGAATGGCAAATGTCTGTAAAGATTGTGTGGAACTTGTGGTAAGTGCTGCTGGTGTAATGGTTGGCGCAATGACAAATTGCTCAAGGATATTACCCCTTGCGATTGTGGTGCTAGACATATTTTTTCCTTTGGAAAATTAGATTAATTGTACTTTTAAAAATAGAAAAAGTCACCCCTTTTGAGGGTGACCCTTCTTTATTTACAGCCTTGGTTAGCTGAAATCGTAACCATACACATATACGTCACCTGTACCAGTTGCGCCAGAGGCGGTTGTTACATCTGCGTATAAAGTCTGGACTACTTGCGCTGGTGTATTAGCAGATGCTGTTGACAATGAGACACCAAGAGGTGAAGTTGCCAATGCAGAAATCTGAGCAGTTGTCAGCGCAGGGAACAAACTGGATGGTGATCCTACGTTTGTTGTTGTAAGACTTAGCGCAGTAGTTGTAGACAATGAGACAGTTGCGCCTGCATTGTTTACGTTAGTTACTAGCAAAGTCTGTGGCAAATACGCAGTAGAGTTATTTACTGGTACTGGTGTAAAACCAACAGCGTTTAAGTTCACACCTTTTGCAACGCCAATCAAACGCAGAGTCTGGTTTGTTGCGACATTACTTGGGTGTGCCGTTACTGTGGTTGCTGGGCCTGGATTACTCATTTTGTTTTTCCTTTAAATAAGTTGATTAGGCTGCGATACGGCAGGCGAGTTCAGGATAAAGCGGCGCCCATCCGTACAACACATCTAAACGAGTAGGAATACTATCGTTGTTGATGGTGTATTGACGTACTACACGCATTGATAATCCAATCTCTTTGTCAGATGCACGACCTGCAAAATGGACTCCTTCTGGCAGCTCCAAATCTGCTACCGCCAAGGTAAAAGCCGACCTATGAAAGAGCATATTTTGTGGTGACAAAGTACCTGTGTTGTTGAAAGGTGTAACTACTGCTGTTGTAGAAGTAGAACCGATCACGATTGTGTTTTGGAATTGTCCACCAATAATGATTGCAGGAGAAACTTGGATGTTTGTTGCGCCAGTTCCTACTGTTGTAGTAGATTGAACAACAAAGTTACGCAGTTTGCCTGAACCATAAGCCTGGCGGTTTTGTGGGTTAGTAGAATACAAACCTGCGATCTGAATAACGTCACCAGCATTCAATGTGCTTGATGAAGATGCCTTGATCTGGATTGTAGAATACTGTGCCCAACCACTTGTCAAATAACCAACTTGTGCAGTTGTGTCAGCAGACAAAGTGTTGCCAGAGTAAGAACCGAAAGTCTGTGAAACCACGTTTTGATCGAGTTTCCAGTTTGTTCCAGCTGAGTCACGACCCATCAAACCTTTTCTGTATTGCTCCGCAATCGCTTCCTGGGGCATGAATAAACCCTTCAAACTATCAACAATAGTTGCTGATGTAAAAGGCTCAACGATACAAGCACGACGTCCGTCTCTAGGTGCTCCTTCAGCATCAAGATAAGCACCAGCTGTTAAGTAGGTGATTAATCCTGTTGGAGGAGTACCAGCAACACCAACAATGTTTGCAGTTTGAAGTGCAGCCATTGTTAAACCATCTCTGTCAATCTTGTTCGCAATTGCAGCACATTCTGTTACTTCGGCTTTCGCTTACTGACCATTTCTGGCGGGGTTGATTCTTCGATCTACCCTCTCTGACTTTGTTTAGGTTATATCAGAGTTCAGACTATCGCATACTCTTTCGAGTCCATCCCACTTAGTCGTTCAGGCTGCACAGATTTCTCTTGCTTGCCCCTTGTTAGCCTCCGCAGGCCGTCCAAGTCAATCAGGGACAGTTTTCCTAATTCTTAGTGAACTAGGCCGCTACTGTTAACGGCAGGCTTCAACACACGATCAGAAAACATATCAAGGCTTAATGCTAAATCTTGAGTTGTAAACTGAGTATCAACGTGAAATTGAGTACTTAAGGTTACAGGTACGCTCGATTCATTAAAGTCTTCGACATTAAGCGCAGGCCCCGTAGTACCGATAAAACGACCAGGTCTACGGACGTTAACAGTATTACCAATTTTGCCGCCTCAATTTGTTACTCCTCTTGCGAGGGGAGAAACCGCTTCGGATTTCTCTCTACCCCTTCTTTTGTTATAGGGTAGTTCAGACTATCGCTTCATCCTATTTCTAGGAGCCTTCTCACTTAGTCGTTCACGGTGCTTTTTATCGCTTCCGCCTTGTTAACCTCTTCAGGCACTCCAAGTCAATCAGAGAAAGTTCACACTAACCATTACTGATTAGCGGGGCAGGGGGTTTACCACGGCAAATTGGTCATCATAGTTTCTATCAACTTCACTTGTGAAAGTGAGTTCGTTTTCCAAAACCATCAAAGCTTCATTGGTGATTTTTGATATCGTCAAAAGATTATTGGACACTTTAGTATTCCTTTTTAAGTGCTAATTAATTAAATTTACCTAATCTTCCCAGCCTTACGCATTTCTTTCCATTGATGTATTGTTCCTGTGAACTCCCCTTCAGAAGTTATCGGTACATCAACATTAGAACCGCCTCGGATTGGATTGATAGGCGCTGGTGCATTGCTTTTTCTGACAGCAGGCTTAGGCGCTTCTGCGGTTTTCTCAAACCTAGCCTCTAATCTTCCAATCTCTCTTAAAGCACTTGTCAATGACATTCCGCTAATTTTAGTTGCTGCTTCGGGATTCTCAGCCAGATGGTAAAGAATCTTTGGCCCGACATCGCTCTCTAAAATAGCATCTCTGACTTGATCGGATACAACCACATCGCTAGATGCAACCATATCCTCGTAATCAGGTAGTTCGCTTTTCGCTGCTTCTAATTTTGTTTGCCAAGAATTCATAACTTTCTGGCGCTCATCATTAGCTTTGCGATCTGCTTCCTGTTTGTCCCTGTTTGCAAGTGCTTTAGCAGTCGAGAATTCTGCCAATGCTTTTGCATACTCAAACGCATCGGTAAAGTCACTCGGCTGTGGCTCTCTATTTGGGTCTTCAACCTTTGCAGGCTTGTTACCCCTTTCAAGCGCCTCTAAACGTGCCTCTAAATCACTAGCCCTTAAGCGCTCACGTTCAGCTTCCTGCCGTGCCATCTCTCGTTGCTTTGTTAATTCAGAAAAACGCTTTTCAAGTTTCGGATTCGGCTTTTTCTCGCCTTCCTCTACTGTTTTGGGTTCATCTGCAACTTGTTCACTCTGCTGAATTTTCTCGTGTACTGGCTCGGGAGTTGCCTCAACCGCCTCAGTAACAGGCTCAGTAGCTAAACCAAGTTTGTTTGCATAAAAATCACCCGAATTTTCGCTTGTAACTACGTTACTTGCTGCTTTTTCACTACTAGACATAGGTTTCCCTAAGAATTAACCCCGTATACCTTACGGGTAAGGTTTTGTGGTTTTTACCACGAAATCAGTTGTGCGTCAATGTTATTTTATTGTTTCCATGTGTTGATTAACCGCGCTTGTTACTTCTTGCGGAGTTTCATACTCACCCATTTTCATGCTTGCGGCACTAATACCTGGCTTTGAAACAGACCTACGCAAATGGTATTTCTCAGGCGTACCAGCATATTTGACATTGAAAGAATGTTTTGTTTTATCTTCCATTTCATGCGATTTTGCCCATTCATAGTCTTTACTTAATTCTTTAAATCCTGATGAACGTAAATGTTCGTGCTTGTCTTCTGCCGATTTTTTTAATTGACCTTTTTTTTCCATGAAATCACGGTCAAATTCTGCTTTGTTTTTGCTAGTTACGGTAGCCATTAGATTGCCCTTTCAGTTGTTTCAGCATTTGCTAATTTTGCTTGGTGACTATCCATTTGGGCAAGTATTAACGCAACTTGTGCCTTAATATGCTCAACTTCCAACGCAGTTTGAGATTTTAAGTCCGCATCTTGCGCTTTTCCGTGGATATTTAGTTCGGCAACATATCTGCGTTCTGCATCTCTCATCTCAATATCGTGCGCTTTAGCAGTCTGTTTCATCAATTCACGTTTTGTTTCGTTGTCTTGCTTAACTTGCTCAATATCGGCTCTTTGTTTCATAGCCAACTGCATTGCTTGCATTTGCTGGGTAAGTTGCTGAACCTGTCCTTGCGCTGCCTTAATTGCAATTTGAGCTTGGGGCGGTATATCTGAATGCTCGTCAATCTGCGCCATTGGGTTCATGGCAGCCAATCTGTCCGCAATGGTGTCTGCGCCTGGGAAGTCCATATTTCTAAACACCAGATCGGCAGCAGCATTAAATAACTGTTCATTTCCTTGCAATAAAGGCATCATTGCCTCAACCGCTTCTTGGCGCTTGGAGTTGTAACCTGGCCCAGTTTCCATTACCACGTCATATTGACCTAGAGTAACGTCATTTTTAACCCGACCAACTGCATCACGCTCGTTTATTGTAAGTAGATCTGGCTTTCCGTCATCACCAATGATACGCATGATGCGCTCAGTATCATAAATCTTAGGGATTAGATCTAATATTACTTTGCCTGTGTAGGCAATAGACTTTGTTAAGTTGTCGTACAGGTCAAAGTTTGTTAGATCAACTTGCATTTGCTGACCATTTAGCGCTTTGCCAGACATATTGCCGGGCAGTTGTTGACTAGGATCATATATTCCAATGATCGTAGCCATGTCGCTATTAATCTCTTGCGCTGCAGCCATCACTCCAGCTGGAGGCGGTTCGGGTTGAAGTCGAATAGGAGGAGGCGCTGGGTTGCCATCAATATCGGTTTGCTTATAGCGTAGGGTTGCCATTGACTTAATGTTGGCAGCTGCCCAATCAAGCTCGTGGCCCTCGTCCTGTCCTTCTGCCATGATCCACTTGGCTTTAGGTGCAAGCGCTACTGATTCTGTGAGAGAAGTTACCCAGAAGTTGTACATCCTTTGGGCATCTTTTGCATGGCGCACCATTCCAAATTTCTTGCGCTTGTCACCAATAACA